TAAAAGAAGCAGCTGAAGTAAAAGCTGAAGAAAAGAAAGTATCTAAAGAAGTAGAAGAAGACCAAAGTCGTGGGTATGACACAGCAGATAAAAAAGATCCTAACAATATGATTTTTGGTCAAATCCAAATGGGTTACTACTGTGAGTTAAAAAATCCTAAAAACGCTGATAAAACAGAGCAAGAAATTAAAGACATTGTATTCAAGAATTTAGAAAAAGATCCAATATATTATACTAAAAATGGACAATTCGGAGAAGAAGGTGTAGGGTACACAGATGATAATGTATCATTAGGTATTCCTGAAGAACCAAAGGGTGAACATAAATCATCAGGATATGGTAAGTTAAAAGAACATTCAGTTTCTACTGTTGGTGGTATTGTAACAGGTACCGGATTTGTAGGTATGGATTACAGAGAGTATTATGGGTTAGATGAAGCTGATGGTGATGCAGATAGATCAAAAGAGACTTTAGATAATACTAAAGAAATTGAGAAACTAACAAAATCAATTTCAACAATTAATATGTTTGAAGAAGATGACACCACACCTGACTCTGATGCTCCTGAACATATGGAAGCAGTAGCAGATGCAGTTGAAATGGCATACGAAGCAGGAATGTCCACAGCAGAAATCATAGAATTTGTGGAAATGCATTTAGGACTTAAAATGGGAGATTATTAATATGAAACAAGTACTTATAGAAACACAATTATTTAAACCAACCCCTGGTATGTTATCAGAGGGTAAGGTATCTGAAAGAGGCAACCCAATCGTTGAAGGTATTTTAGCCACAGCTGAAGTAAAAAACGGTAACGGAAGATATTACTCTAAAGATTTGTGGAACAGAGAAATAGATAAGTACAAAGAATTGGTTAATGAAAACAGAGCAATGGGTGAATTAGACCACCCCGAATCATCAGTAGTTAACCTAAAAAACGTTTCACACAACATTAAAGATATGTGGTGGGATGGAGATAATGTAATGGGTAAAATAGAAATATTACCTACACCATCAGGAAACATACTTAAAGCATTAATCGAAAGTGGTATTACATGCGGTGTATCATCTAGAGGAATGGGTTCATTAGAACAAAAAGGTGAATTAATGGAAGTACAAGATGACTTCGAATTATTATGTTGGGATTTTGTTTCAACACCTTCTAATCCAGGTTCATATATGAAAACAATTAAAGAAGGTAAAGAGATTACTACTAACCCTTATTCAAAAATTAACAGCATAGTAACAGAAATACTATGTGCTAATGGTAATTGTCCAATATTTTAAATAATTCTTCGACTTTGAAGAACCCCCATATACGTATAACTGTAAATATGTCATCCCCTCATTTATATGACATGGACAATAATTAAATTCTATTACGTTTCATAATAAACGTACTTTCCCAACAAATTAAAATTTAGGAAAAATGGCAAAACGAGATATCCTCAAAGAGGCTATTGCAGATGCTAAAGCAGTTAAAGAAGTTGCAATCGCAAACGCTAAAGCGGCACTTGAAGAAGCTTTCACTCCTCAACTTAAATCTATGCTATCAGCAAAGATTCAAGAAATGGATGAAGAAGATTCAATGGAAGAAATGCTAGATATGGATACAGATATGCGTGAACCTGCAGAAGATGAATATGCTCCTGCAAGAGATACAGTTGACAGAAAAATGATGGAAGCTGAAGACATAGATGAAGAAGTTAATCTAGATGAAATTCTTGCTGAATTAGAAGAAGAAACACTTAACGAAGCTGAAGAAGTAGAAACTGAAGAAGAAGTTGAAGTCGAAGACGAAGATGATACTGAAGAAGAAGTAGAAACCGAAACAGAAGAAGAAAGTGTTGAAATCGAAGACATGACCGATGAAGATTTAAAATCATTTATTGAAGGTGTTATCGAAGACATGGTTGCTAGCGGAGACTTAGAAGCTGGAGAAAGCTTTGAAGTTGAAGATGAAGTTGAGGTTGAAGACGATGAAGAAATTGATATTGAAATTGAAGATGATGAAACTGAAGAGGTTGAAATCGCTGAAAGAGTATCAAGAAATAGTCGTTATTTATCTGAAAACAACAATCGAGAAAAACGCGCTAACATTAAAGCAATAACCGAAAACAAAAAACTAAGGAGAGAATTAAAAGAAGCACATGCTGCTATTAATACTCAAAAATCTACCTTAAATGAAGTAAAATTGTTAAATGCAAAATTACTTTATACAAATAAGATTTTTAAAGCGAAAAGCTTAACAGAAAATGAAAAAGTTAAAGTATTAAGTTCATTTGATAAAGCAACAACCATTAAAGAAACAAAATTGATATTCGAGACATTAAGTGAGGGACTTAAGTCAAAAAGAACACCAATTAGAGAATCTTTAGGTAGTGCTTCCAAACCAACTGGAAACTTTAAAAGAACAAAAAACCCAATTATTAAAACTGATCCAATGGTGGCTAGGTTTCAAAAGTTGGCAGGTTTAAAATAAATTAATAATTAAAATTAAAACTTAAAAAAATGAGTCAATTAAATTCACTTTTAGAAAGCTCTGCAAAAGGTTGGAAAAACATGCAGAGTGATGCTGCAAGATTAGCATCAAAATGGGAGAGAACAGGACTATTGGAAGGTTTAGGTAATGAAGTTCATAAGAACAATATGTCTATGATACTTGAAAACCAAGCTAAACAATTAGTAGTTGAAACTAATGCTACTAACCAAGGTGGTGCTAACTTTACCGCAGGGCAAGGTGCTCAGTGGGCTGGTGTTGCTTTACCATTGGTAAGAAAAGTATTTGGACAAATCGCTTCTAAAGAATTTGTTTCTGTTCAACCTATGAACTTACCTTCAGGCCTAGTATTCTTCTTAGATTTCCAATATGGTCAAGACAAAGAGCTTAACTTTGGTCCTGATGGAGACGCTTATACAAGCCCTGCTTCAATGTATGGTAACACAGATCCAGGTGCCGGAGCAGATGCTTCAGGTGGTCTTTATGGTGCTGGAAGATTTGGATATTCAGTTAACCAATTCTCAGCTTCAGGAGTAACTACTACAGTAGCTACAGCTTCTTGGCAACAATTAGATTACAAAGCTGAATTATCAGCTTCAGTAGCAGCAGGTGGCTATACTTCGGTATCGGTTCCAGCTAGCAGTTTAACTAGACCTGATACAAAAGGAGTTAGAGCATTTACTCTATCTTCAGGATCAACTAATCCAAATGCCGCATCATTAGCATTATTACTACCAGAATACACAGAGTATGATGGAACTGATATTTACTTTATCTTTTCAGGTGCAGTAGCAAGTGCTGATATACCAACAGCTGCAGGTGAAGGTGTTGTTTTATACAACCAACAACCTGAAGATAATCACAGAGGTGATTTTGAAGATGAGACAGGAGCTGGTTTCCCAAATAACCAATCAAATACTGCACTTTCAATTCCAACAATTGATGTGAAAATGAAATCAGAAGCAATTGTTGCTAAAACTAGAAAGTTAAAAGCACAATGGACACCTGAATTTGCACAAGATTTGAATGCTTACCAAAGTTTAGATGCTGAGGCTGAGTTAACTTCAATTATGAGTGAGTATATTTCATTAGAAATTGATCTTGAAATTATTGATATGCTTATCCAAGATGCATCAGCTGCTGATGAATACTGGAGTGCACAGAATAACCAATCTTTAAATTCTGCAAAAACAGGATATGATGATTTGAATTTCTTCAATACACAAGGACAATGGTTCCAAACATTGGGAACTAAAATGCAAAAAGTATCTAACAAAATTCACCAAAAGACCCTTAGAGGTGGTGCTAATTTTGCTATGATTTCTCCTTCAGTTGCTACTATCATAGAATCAATCCCAGGATTTGCTTCTAACGCTGATGGTGATGCTTCAAAAGGTAAATTTGCATTTGGAATCCAGAAAATGGGACAAATGAATAGCAGATATGATATCTACAAAAACCCATATATGACTGAAAATGTTATATTAATGGGATACAGAGGTAATCAGTTCTTAGAAACTGGTGCTGTATTTGCTCCTTATATTCCTTTGATCATGACTCCATTAGTATACGATCCAGACACTTTCACACCAAGAAAAGGTCTATTAACTCGTTACGCTAAGAAAATGATCAGACCAGAATTTTACGGAAGAGTATTTGTAAGCAATTTAGCTGCAGTATAAGATACTTATCTAATATAATTTAAATTAAGACCTGGCTTTTAGTCAGGTCTTTTTTTGTGTTTAATTATATTTTCTAGTATTTATAACCAAAACCATGGCTGATTTCACTTTGTTAATAAGAGAACGTGTTCTACTTGAGGGTACCGAAAGGGGAACCGATTACAATTTAACGATAAAAAACATTGAAAACATTGATAATAGAATAGTTACCATTCCTTCCGGAAGTGAAACTACTATTTTTAAATATGATGATACACCTGGAGCAGGTACTTTTACCTCAGGAAGCTTTAAATATGGTAGAATATCTAATTATTCAACTACGGTGCCTTTAAATTTAAAAGTTTCATCATCAACAGAATTACTAAACTTTTCAATAGCAGCAGGAGGCACATTTATGCTTTCAACAAGTGAAATAACAGGAAGTTCAATAAACACTTTTGCATATGATGATATAGCTTCAGTTTCAGTAGAACCTTCAGGTAGTAGTGCTAAGGTAGAGTATTTTATTGCAACCACTTAATTAAAACATTATGAATATACCTATTTGGACAGGAACATCAACCTTTGCTATTGGTCAAACCCCATTTGGCTTTTATGATAATCAATTAGATTTTCAAACAGATTCTGATAAAGTATCAGATTTTTGTGCTAGGAGATTAGGTTATCCCATTGCTGATGTAGAATTACAGTCAGGATCATTTTATACTGCTTTTGAAGAAGCTATTACAATATATGGAAACGAATTATATGCCTATAAGGTTAGAGAAAATTATCTATCATTAGAAGGAGCATCAAGTGATACTACCCCAAATGGTCAATTAGTTTCACCAAATCTTGCTTCAATAGTAAGAATATCAGAGCAATATGGTGTTGAAGCTGGAGTAGGGGGAAATGTAACTTGGTATAAAGGTGCAATCCACTTAACTGCCTCTCAACAAACATACAACATGAATGATTGGGCCGAAGCTAATGCAGATTTAGCAGCAAACGACTCAATAGAACTAAAACGAATATTTTACGAGCCTTCCCCCGCAGGAACAAGGATTTACTCAGGTGCTGGAACTGGAATGTTAGGTTTAATGAATGCATTTGGTTGGGGAAATCAAACATTTGCGGTTAATGCTTTGATGATGCCTTTAAATTACGATTTGCAAGTAATGCAAGCCATAGAATTAAACCGCCAAATTAGAAGGTCTAACTATTCATTTGAATTAATAAACAACAACTTAAAAATATTCCCTATACCAACATCAGGAGGANATTTATTTTTCGAATATATTAAAAAATCAGAAAGAAACAATCCTTACTCTAATGGAACTGACTTAATTACAAATGTAGGAGAAGTCCCATTTTCCAACCCAGATTACAACAAAATTAATTCAATTGGGAGGCAATGGATATTTGAAATGACTTTAGCCATTGCTAAAGAAATGTTAGGGTATATAAGAGGTAAATACTCTACAATACCAATTCCAAATGCAGATGTAACATTAAACCAATCTGATTTATTATCATCAGCTACGGCTGACAGAGCAGCTTTAATTGAAAGATTAAGAGCATATTTTGATGAAACATCAAGAGATAAATTATTAGAGAGAAGGTCATTAGAGGGTGATTATTTAGAAAAAGAATTAAATAAAGTACCCTACACAATTTTTATAGGATAGTATGTGCGCATTATACGGAGGTCAGCGAGATATAAGTTTATTTAGGCATGTTAACAGGGAGTTAATGGGAGATATCATTTCCCAAGAATGTGTTTATTATAAATTAAAACTAGCAGAAACTAAAGTTAATATCTATGGTGAATCAGCAGGCTCTAAATATTATTATGACCCCATTATTTTAAGCTGTTTAGTTGAAAGATCAGATCAAGAATACCCAGATGATGAATTTGGTGTACAATACAACCAAACAATTGACTTTAAATTCTTACGAGATGATTTATTAAATAGGTCTGAAGATTTCAATGTTGATTATGACCAAGCAAACTACTTTGGAGCTGATTTAGTTCCTGAAGTAGGAGATATAATTATGTACTATAAAGGATATTATGAAGTAGATGATGTAGTAGGAAACCAATATTTTATGGGTAAAGATCCTGATTATGATTATGCTACTAATCCTATCAACCCAGGATTAGGTGATTTTGGTAGTGATTTATCAATAATTTGTAAAACCCACTATACTCCTGTTGACAAAGTACAAATAGAAAAAGGAAGAATAAATGGCTAAGAACTACAGAAAACCCATACCTAAATCACAAAAGGAAATTTCTAAGGACTTACAAACTCCTTATGATGCTAAAAGGGGAAATCCTAATGATGCAGCGGATGGGGCTCAAAATTCACCTGCTAACCAAGCTAATATAGACTTTAATAGGTCAACTAAAATGTCCTTTAAAGGAGATACTACAAAACCCTTCACAGTAGGAATAAAAGACATTGATGAGTCAATAATGTATTATTTTGATAATGTTATTAAACCTTATGTAATTCAAAATGGTGAAAGAATAGCAGTTCCAGTAATTTATGGTTCCCCTGAAAGGTGGGTATCTGTTCAAAAGAAAGGATTTCTTAGAGATAAAAAGGGAGCAATAATGAATCCTATTATAATGTTTAAAAGAAATTCATTAGAAAAGAATTTAAATTTAACTACAAAGTTAGATGCTAATTCTCCTAATTTATATACATCTTGGCAAAAACCTTATAATACTAAAAACTTCTACAGTAATTTTAACTTACTAAACAACAGTATACCTACAAAACAATTTATAGCAAATGTAGTTCCTGATTATGTTACTTTAACTTATAGTTGTATTATTCAGACTTATTATGTAGAGCAATTAAATAAGATAATTGAAGCAATAAATTATGCTGCGGGTTCATATTGGGGTAATCCTGAAAGATTCAAATTTAAAGCCAATATAGATAGTTTTACAACAGTTACTGAATTAGCTCAAAGCCAAGACAGGAGTGTTAGAAGTAACTTTGATATAAAAATGCATGGGTATATAATTCCTGATATAATTCAAAAAGATACCACAGCTATAAAGAAATACAATGATAAATCAAAAATAATATTTCAAGTAGAAACTACTTCAGATCCTAATAGATATGAAGCTAACCCTGAAACAACTAATGATGGTAGAAGTAGAAATACTCAAGGGGGAGGAAGTGTAACTTTATCATCACCACCTGCTTCATTTCCTGCTAGTCCTACTAGTCCTTCTTTAATATCATTAAATGATTTACCTACATCTGATCCTGGTGTAGTAGGAGTATTATGGAATGATGGAGGAGTGCCAACAGTATCTACAGGTTAATATTTATAATAAAAAAAGAATTAAATGGCTAGTAACGTTAGATTTGCAGATCAATTATCAGTAAGTGCCTTTGGGAATATTGGGGGTGTTAATGCTGTTTCCTCATCATATGCTGAAACAGCCTCATTTGCTGATTTTGCTACATCAGCTTCATACGCTGTTTCTGCATCTCATGAAATCACAAAAGAAGTATCTTCAAGTTATGCTGATACTGCTTCATTTGCACAATCTGGAAATGGTATTTTTAGCGGAAGCTTTAGTGGTAGTTATGAAGGTAATGGTAGTGGATTAACATCCATTCCTGCCTCAGGAATTATAGGTTTACCCGTAGTAAGCGGAACTACAGACACTATTCCAATATTCACGAGTGCAAACGGTATTGGAGATTCAACTATTACTTATAATGGTGAATCTTATATTATGACTGGTATTGATGGAGGGGGACTTTTTCTAGATAAAACTGGAGGAAGTCGCATAACAGTTCAACCTGACGATTTCAATTCCAATAGATTGAATATCACACCATCTTCACTAACATCTGATAGCAATTCCCTCACACTTGAAGGTAGTAAATTTGCTGTATTAAAGACTGGAGACAATACTGCTACATGGGGTGGAGCGGGTCTGGATCTTCTATCAGTAGATGATGGAAATAACCTTATGTCTCTTCAAACATCTGGAGAAATTATATTTACCCCGGACGATGGTAATGGTGGAACTGTTACTTTAGTTTTTCCTAATGGTCTTGTTGATTATGATTATGACTTACCTACTGCAAATGGAACTGTTGCTTTACTAAATAATAGTGGTTCTGGAGATTTCCAAGCAACAGGTTCATTCACAGGTTCATTCCAAGGAGATGGTAGTGAATTAATTGGAGTAATATCATCCTCATATTCAACAACTGCCTCATATGTAGAAACAGCTCAAACAGCTTCATACGTTTTAAATGCTGTAAGTTCAAGTTACTCTACAACTTCATCTTATGCTTTTAATGCC